CCGNCTGAACAAACACGGCAGACCGTCCGTGACTTGTCTGCCTTTGGCATTACGCATGAGCACATTGCCCGTAGGCTGGGAATTACGCATGAGACGTTGGTGAAGCATTACAAAGATGACTTGGAAGACGGTCACATTAACGCGGTGATGAATGTAGCAAACGCTTTGTATCATCAAGCCACGGTCATGCAGATTCCTGCTAGCACGATGTTCTTTTTGAAGACGCGTGGTCGCTGGCGTGAGACGGATGACGGGAACAATAAGTTGGTGATTGAGGTTAAGGGTGCGCTGCCGCTAGATGACGACAATCCAGATTGATCCACCGACTTTTCACAGGGGTCAGGCTAATCTGTGGAAGAACCGTGGCAGACTGAATGCGGTGTGTTGTGGTCGGCGATGGGGCAAGACGAAGTTCTTGGTGACGCTGGCGGCTCAGTATGCTTTGCAGGGTCGCAAAGTCGGTATATTCGCACCTGAGCACCGTCAGTTATTTGAGCCGTATGAAGAGTTGGCAGCGATGTTAAAGCCGGTCACGCGCAACTCTAGTAAGAATGACGGGATCATTCGCACCATCAATGGTGGGCATTTGGATTTCTGGTATTTGACCGACAATGAATTGGCGGGTCGTGGACGCGAATATCACTTGGTGTTGGGTGATGAGATGGCGTTCTCGAAAAATGCGCAAATGATGGATATTTGGAAGAAGTCGATTAAGCCGACCATGTTGACGACCAAGGGTCATGCTTGGATGTTTTCGACTCCCAATGGCGTGGATCAAGAGAATTTCTTTTTTCAAATATGCCGTGATCCCGATTTGGAGTTCAAGTTTCACCATGCGCCGACAGCATCGAATCCTTATGTGCCGCAGGACGAGTTGGCGAAAGAGGAGAAGAGTAATCATCCGCTGGTTTTTCAACAGGAGTTTTTGGCTGAGTTTATATCTTGGTCAAATAGTACGTTTTTCAAGTTGGAGTACTTCTTGGTTGACGAGCAGCCGGTTGATTACCCTGAGAAGTGTGATGCGGTGTTTGCGGTAATGGACTGTGCGGTGAAGAGTGGCAGTGAGAATGACGCGACAGCGGTGATGTACTTTGCGGTGAATCGTCACTTTGGGCATAAGTTGGTTGTGTTGGACTACGATGCGTTTGCGATCGAGGCAGCCAGTTTAGAGTATTTGGCTCCGTTGATATTAGAGCGGTGCGAAGAATTGGCGAAGGCTACATCTGCGCGGAATGGGAGTTTAGGTGTGTTTGTTGAAGATGCAGCGGGTGGGAGTGTGTTGCTGCAATGGGCGAAAGCGAGAGCATGGCCTTTTCACGCGATTGATTCTAAGTTGATGGCGAAGGGTAAGGACGAGCGAGCGATGGCAGCGGGTGGCCCGGCTCACGCGGGGGATTGTAAGGTCAGCCGTCATGCCTTTGAAAAGACGATTGTGTGGAAAGGCAGGACGATGAATCATTTCCTTCAGCAAGTGACTACGTTTAGAATTGGGGATAAAGAGGCATATAAACGTGCTGATGACTTATTGGACACCTTTACTTATGGTGTAGCATTATCCTTAACTGATAACAGGGCAATATAAAATGAGTTATGTCAGCCTTTCCAATATGGGCCTCAATAATCAGCTTCAGCAGTTGTTGGAGCAAGACACGATCGAATGGGGAACCAATGCTGGCTATCAATTAGCCAAAGATGTGTTTTTGTATCATCCGCTTGGCTACCGGATTGCTGCCGGGCCATTGAAGCTGGCGATGTCGAAGTCGCGCGAGATTAAGTTTGCCCGTGGGCCGGAAGTGATGTTGCGCGAGGCATTTGAACGCGAGTGGAAGGCATTGGCGTGTGATAACCACATCTTTGCGACCATGACGCAATCAAGGGTGTATGGCGTGGCAGCGATGGTGATTGGTGCGCGTGGTCATCCCACTGATAAGCCGATTGATCCGTGGGAATACCAGAACTTAGATTTGTTTATTCATACCTTTGACGCATTGAACTTGGCGGGGTCGATGGTGTTGAATCAGAACCCCAATGCGATTGACTTTCAAGGCAAGACGGATGGGATTACCGGTGCGGGTCAGCCGTATGCCAGAGCGAATTCATTGGTGATGTTGAATGAATTCCCGGTGTACTTGGCGTTCAACTCAGCGGGCTTTGGTTTCAACGGTCGCTCGGTGTACCAGCGGGCAATTTATCCGCTGCGATCCTATTTGTTGGTGATGCAAACCGATGCGATGGTGGCGCGGAAAGCCGGGTTGATTGTAGCGAAGATCAAACAAGCGGGTTCGATTGTCAGCAACATGATGGCAAAGGCTACCGGATACAAACGATCTATTCTCCAGCAAGGCGGTACGGACAATATTCTGTCGATTGATACCGATGAAGACATCGAGGCGATTGATCTGAACAACGTCAATGAGGCATTGACAGCCAGTAGACGTAACATTCTGGAAGACATCGCTGCTGCGGTGGATATGCCCGCACGGTATTTGACGCAAGAAACCATGTCTACCGGGATGGCTGAAGGGACTGAAGATGCTGCTGAACTGATGCGCTATATCAGTGATATCCGTAAGCAGATGGAACCGCTGTATGAGAAGCTCAATAAAGTCGTGGCGCACCGTGCATGGACGCGGGAATTCTTTGATGCTTGTCAGAACGAGTATCCTGAATCGTATGGATCAATGTCTTACGAAGCAGCATTCTATGATTGGTTTAACGGAATGTCTTTTGTCTGGCCTGATTTGAATGAAGAGAAAGCCAGCGATGCGGTGAAAGTGGACGAGATTAAGTTGAAGGGCATGACCGAGATTTTGCGTACCCTACTTCCTATTGCTGATCCTGAGAATCGTGCGCGGATGTTCCAGTGGGCGCAAGATAACTTGAATGAGATGGGTACAATGTTTGCGCAAGACATGGAATTGGATATTGAATCCATGCAGACTTATGTGCCGCCGGATGAAGCCGAATCGAAGTTACCCGCAGCCCGATGATTGATCAAAAGAAGATTGACGAAAAGAAGAAGGACAAGAAAGACGAATTATTGTTTCTTGCCTTACTAATGTTGGCAATCAATCACTATCAAGAACAAGGCTATACCAGTGAATCTGATCTAAAACGATGGGTAAAGATACTGAAAGAATCCGCTGAAAAGACGGTAAAAAGCCCAATAAAGCTCGAAAAAGACACAAAATCTGCATTAAATGGCACTTATAAACGGTTAATTACGCAAAAAGGTGCTTTAAAACGCCATAAAGGTATCAATAAGTCTACATTAGACAAATATGCTCCTGCTTTCAAAAAAGAACTGGATCGACGTATTTTGGCAAGCCAGAACATCATTCAATTACACCGCGAGACAGCGATCAACGATACTTTGCGAAACTTTCAAGGTTGGGCAACAAGTATTCCTCCCGGTGGTAGCCAAGCCGTGGATAAGATCGAAGAGCGCACTCGAATCAAAAAGGCGTTGGTTTCATTGCCTATCTTGGTAAGCAATGTGATTCACGACCAAGAGCACAAGTTATCCACAGTCATCCATGAATTGATTGCCGAGAAAGGCGGTGCGATTGCGATGGTATGGCATTCAATGTGGAGACTGCCGGGCTATCACTACCGTCCTGACCACAAAGAGAAAGACGAACAGGTGTATTTGTTGAAAGATAGTTGGGCGCGAGCAAAAGGATTAGTTGTTGGTGAATATTACGAAGATGACGTAGCAGTTGGAGTGCTGCCGAATTGTAAGTGTTTTGCGGAATGGATATACGATGTGACTGATCTTCCAACTGAGCTTTTGACAAGCAAAGGTCAAGAGTGGATTGCACAGAAAGCAAAATAAGGTGAAAATCCCTTGCATGAACATATTGGTGATCCACCATGCCCACAACTAGCCCTGCTCAAGAGCGTTTAATGCAAGCCGCTTGCCATACTCCCGGTGGGTTTGGTGGCGTTCCACAGTCTGTTGGATGCGAGTTTGTGGGGAAATCTCCTAAGCGTAATGACATGAAAGCCTTGAATAAAGAATTGCAAGGCGTATACGCTGAATTGTCCAAGATGAAACAAGATGCGGAAGCGTGGACAAAGAAAGAAGGCAAGAATCCTGAAGGCGGTTTAAATGAAAAAGGTCGTGCTTCTTACAATAAAGAGCATGGCGCACATTTAAAGCGTCCGCAGCCCGAAGGCGGGGCAAGAAAAAAATCATTCTGCGCCCGCATGAAGGGCATGAAAGCCAAGTTGACTTCCGAAAAGACGGCACATGATCCAAATAGTCGAATCAATAAGTCCTTGCGGAAGTGGAATTGCGATGAATCTATGCTGGATGCTGATCCATGCTGGGAAGGGTATGAGCAATACGGCATGAAAGAGAAAGGCGGCAAGCAAGTGCCTAACTGTGTGCCGAAGTCCGACTTTGAGCCTTCTGGCATTATTCACCCGAACCCCTACCCTATTGGGCCACAAGGCGGTGCAGCAACCCGTGCAGCGGGGATTATGTTTGAAGCACCGGATGGCACGATATTGATGTTGCGCCGTGGCAATGGCGGTGATTTTCCGTATCACTTTGCGATACCCGGTGGGCATTTGAATGGTACGGAGACGGCTGAAGAGGGAGCGCGGCGCGAAGTATTTGAAGAAACAGGGTTCATGTATGAAGGCGATTTGATTCCTGTCCACGATAATGGACAATTCATAGCGTTCTATGCGGCTGACCCTGTGCCGAAGTTTACGCCAAAGTTAAACTATGAATCCGATGGATTTGTTTGGACTGATCCTGATCATCTGCCGATGCCGATACATCCCGGTGACATTGATGCGTTTAAGGTTGCGGCTGCGGATACNGANTTGGATGTAGCGCGGTTGATGGCTGAAGGCATTTTGCCAAGCCCCCAGCCTTTTGCAAATATGCACTTATTGGCGATTCGCATTACGGGTACGGGTTTGGCGTATCGTTCCAGCATCGAGGAACACGTTTGGCGCGACAAGTCCTTGTATATGAACGAAGATTTCTTGCAGCGTTGCAATGGTCTGACGGTGATTATGGATCACCCGGACAGCAGTATTTTGGACAGCAAAGAATTCAAAGATAGGGCGATTGGCAGTATTCTGTTACCCTATTTCCACGGTGATGACGAAGTATGGGGCATTGCCAAAGTTTATGATTCGGACGCAATGAAAGAGATCAGCGAGGGCGATATTAGTACAAGCCCAAGCGTGGTTTTTGATGACCGTTCGGGTAATCGGAATTTGATCACCGAGAGTGGCGATCCTTTATTGATTGAAGGAAAACCATTTTTGTTAGATCATATCGCCATTGTCACCAAACGCAGAGGCAGTAAAGGTGTTTGGGATAAGGGCGGCCCTGCCACTGGTGTACTTCTTAACAATCCTGAGGTGTCTGATATGACCGATATGAACCAAGCCAAGGCAGATGCCCAAGGCGACAAACTGGATGCGATTCTGAATGCTATCCATAATATCTCCGCTCGCGTAGATGCTATGGAAAAGAATCTTCCCCAAGAACCCCTAACCCACATTGCGGCTGGTAAGGCAGATGACGAAGCCAAGCACAAAGTACGTTCTTACGTCCGTGGTGGCGATGATGCCAAGAAAGACGATGATGACGACCGCATGGACGAAGAAATGATGGCGGCTGATCGTAAGAAGCGCAAAGACGATGATGACGACAAGATGCGCAAGGANGATGACGAAGAAGATATGCGNAAAGACAANATGATGGAAGGCCCAGCCGGACACATGAANTTTAGTGACAAGAAGCGTAAAGATGCTGAGGGTTCTGATCCTAAAGAGCATGGCCCTGCTGGTGAAATGAAGCCTGATGACGATGATGATTGCTATTCCGATGAAGAGAAAGAGGAAATGGCGAAGAAGGCTGATGAAGAAGAAATGATGATGGCTGATGCACAAGCAAAAGCCGATTCAATCTATTCCGCATTTGGCAAGTCAGCGAGTCGTCCTTTACAGGGCGAAGGTTTGATGGCGTATCGCAAGCGTCTATTGCGTGGTTTGCAAGCGCATTCAGATTCTTACAAAGACATCAACTTACGCAATATCAAAGACAAGGCATTGTTGGCTTTGGCTGAGAAACAGATTTTTGCAGATGCAGTGAATGCTGCGGCTCGCAATGACAGTCAGATTGGTAGCGGCAACTTGATCGCAATTGAAGAGCGTGATCGTGCTGGTCGTACCATTACCAAGTTCAAGGGTGACGTTAATTCTTGGCTGGAAAGTTTCACTGTTCCCGCCCAGCGTGTTGTTGCCTTTAACACCCAAAACAACCGTAAATAAGGACTGCCAACATGAGCGCATCTATTTCACTTCAGCCGATGGCAGTCACCAATGCTGCTGGCCTGTTTCAAACCAACTCCAATGGCTTCACCCAAGGTGATGCACAGGACGATCCCGCAGTAAAGTTTGCTTTATCAGGCGGCGTACTTTCAACTTCTGCAACCACTCCTTTATGGGGCGGTGTGCCGATCTCTGAAGATATTCCTGCTGCGTCTACCGTACCCGGTTCCGGCGTATTGGGTAGCACTGTGTTGCAAGCTACAAGCGATGCAAACACCACCGGTATTTGCGTATTCAATCAGGCTTATGGTGGTATTACGACACCTCAGTCTGATGTACCTTTATTCTCACCCGGTATGTCAGTGAACTTCTACCGTTTGGGTTCTGGTGCGCGTATTCCCCTGCGTTGTTCAGCAAGCCTTGTATCTTTAGACGGTGGTTTAATTACCCAGCAAGTGTCTTATGATTTCTCCGCACAAGAGTTGATTCCTTATGATGGTACAAACGCTTTCCCTGTCAAAGTATTGCGTATCAGCGTATCGAACAACAGAACGGTTTCGTATAACTCTGGAACGGGTAATGCGAATTGGGCAACCAATGAATATGTGGCTCTTTGCCTAATCTAACCTAACGAAAGGATAACTAGCCATGTCAGCATTCGCACCCAGTTTTATTACCGCCAATCCTCACTTTATGATGCCTGAGTTCATCATTCAGTATTCATTGGCATCCGGCGCATTCACTACCTTGGCAACTGAGAAGCCCATGACCCGCTTGGGAACTGGCGATCTTTATGTGTATGCCAAGAAAATGCAATTGACCACTCAAGTTTCTGCAAATCAGTCCACTGTGAACCAATTGCCAAGCGCAACGGTGATCCCCAACATGATCAGCACTCCTACCTATCGCATTCAAACCCGTGCGCAGTATGACGGTTTTGATGAGACTGCTGCTGGTCATTGGGGTTTCTCTCTGCCCGAAGCGATGCGTTTAGCTGCACGTCAAGGTATTGCGCAGCAGATGCGTAATGCACTGTTGTATGGTTTCAACAACGCCAATTCTGGTGAAGGTCTGTTGAACACTGCGGGCGCGACCACCGTAACCCTTCCTGCTGACAGCAATGGCAACACCACACTGTCAACATGGGATTCTGGTCAACTTGCACAGTTCTTCTTGAACTTGATTGGCGGTTTGAAAGTTCGTACTCTGCAAATTGGTCAGCCCCTACGTTTAGTGTTCTTGGCTCCTCAGCGCGTAATCAGTCAGTTGTCTTACGGCGGTATTGTGCAGTTGACCCAATTCCAACGTATTGGTGCAGGTGTTGAGACTGCTGCTGGTGTAATCGAAACCGTTGCTCAATGGGCGGGCGGTGACGATGTGTCTTTCGCAGTGGACGATACCCTGATTGGTCAAGGTGCTGGCGGTTCAGATGCGATCCTGTTGATTGCACCAGAAATCAAGATTCCTAAAGCCAACAACCAAATCAACACCAACATTTTTGCAACTCTCACACCGAACACCACAGCAACTAGCTTGATGTTGATTGACGTGGCTGCTCCTACTGAGATTCCTACTCCCTTGCCTGATGCCGCATTGACTGTACTTTTCACCATGAGAGCTACCTCAGGTTGGGTACTACGTCCAGAAGCACTGACCGTTTTAAGCGCGTTTTACTCTTAATTCTGCGTCAATCAAGAAAGCCCCTTCGGGGGCTTTTTTGTTTTACAATCTAAAAAGACGAAGGCCAACTACTTATGGCAGTTGGCCTTCTAGCCAAGGTATGAGGAACCACCCCCCAATCTTGGATAACCGATTATATCTAATCCAACCACCGGAGACACATTTATGCCATCTTTTTATATTGCTAATTGCTCAAAACAAGAACGAATGTTCTGCTATTCGCTGCCGGAGAATCCACGACCATTTGTGCAGATGATTCGTGCGGGCGCACAGATCAAAATTGATATGTCGCAAGACCATATTGATTCGATTGTGAATCAACATGAAGCATACGGTTTTGTGGATGCTAAGAAGGTAAACAAGAAATTTTCGGGATATTGCTATTCGATTAATAAGCCAATTTCGTTAGAAACAATTGAAGCCGGAATTGCGCAAACAGAACAAGATGCCGATGACCGTGCAGCAGATATGCGCGAAATTGGTGCAATTGTGACTGACAACATGATTGCGCAAAAGGCGCAAGAAATGGGGATGACGCAAAAAGGTTTAACGGAAGTCGAAATTACCGAACAATCTACCGGCCCATCCGATAACAGAAATTTGATAAGCGAAACGATTGAAGTTCCAAAAGAGGGAATCGCCCCTAAACGCGGTCGCCCACGCAAATAACAGACCGCCCCTTTTGGGGCGTTTTTGTTTACAATGATGGCATCACAAGCAAGAGGTGACTATGCCTGTAGTCGTAATGCCATTTTACCCGCCAACCCTTGAGGGTTACATTACCTTCTTGCTGAATCAGGGTTTCCCTGCGGAAGCCATTTTTGTGCAAACTCCTGCGAATTTGGCAATTGATTCCGTTGCGGCACAAGCTGCGCTATTGGCAGAACCCGAAGCGTTATTGGTGGCACAGATTTCCGCACAACAATTGCCCACGCAATGGGTGACATGGAGTTATGAGAACGCCATCGCAAACGTCTATGATTTAATTGCAACGTTAATTCCAATTAACTACACATTGGCAGTTTACAATTGGGCAGCGGATTGGCTGTGCAATTGGTCACCGGATCAATCAGGACAGAAATTTTTTGCTGATTTGCAGCAAGAATGGAATTTGCAGACACCCATGACCGGGTTAGTCACACACGCGAGCGATCAAGGCACGGAAAGCAGCTATGCTGTATCCGAGGCCATGCAAAACATGACAATTGGATCATTAAACCAATTCCGTACACCTTATGGTCGCGCTTATCTGGCAATTGCTCAGTCCACCGGTACGTTGTGGGGTTTGACATGAAGTTAAGCCTTGGCGTAATGGATGGCCCGCACTGGAGTCCAGACGATTCTGCGCCAACCAGCATTTATGAAGTTGCGAAAGAATTAGAGGTTGATTACGGAATTATGGAAGATTTTGTTTTAACGCAAGGTCAGATGATGGCTGATGCGTTAGCAAGATCGGTCGTTGATTCATTTGAATTACTGAACGAAGAAGGCGTAAATCTATTCGCATTAGGCACTTATGATATTCAACAAGAATTCAAAACAACATTAGACGAACAACGCTTGGATTATCATATTGCTGGCGTACCAACAAAACGATCTATAGAAGGATATGTAATGGGCATTAAAACAGGTCAGCCACGCCCATCGTTTATAGATTCTGGTGATTATGTCAATGCCTTTGCTGCCAAGGTAAGTAAATAATGCCAGCTTTAACAAAAAAATCCCAAAGTCAGATTGCAGCTGGTTTGATCACAGGCGTTCAAACCCTTTCTGCGCAAGAAACGATTATTTTCACGCTCTATGTTGCAATTGTTTTGCCAGTAGACCAAACGCTATTTTGGGTGCTGTCTACGGAGGTCAATGGTGTTACTTTGATGCACAACTTTGGCGCGGTTATGCCGCCGACTAAAATAACAGTAACGCCCACTTCTTTGCACCACACAATTGAGACAGAACAGCGCGAAGACGATACCTTTGGTCGCACAGGCATTATTTTGACAACCAATCAAGAAATCAAAGATTTAAATCAATTGGCTCCGCAAGCATTGTATCTAGCGACAATTGCCGGGGTGCAATATTCCTTTTCCAAGCAACACGCTTACTATGATCAGGCTGGGTTGTATCACTACACGGGTATTGCGGTCGAACCCGCGATGGCAAGTCAGGTAATTAACGACACAAGCTATTTAAATGAATTACCTGTTGTCAGCAATTCTTTGCCCTATTGGTTAAGCATTCCAACCAATGTGCCGATGACGTATACCAGTTTCTTGGTTCCCGCAAACACCAAACCGCCTTATGCAGTTATTCATATTGAACCAGATCATACGAATGCGATACAGGCATTGCCGGTCATTGATTCTTTGGGAAATCCGTGGCAACTGGTTTACGATGATGTCATCATAACGACCTACGGTCTACGCAATAATGAGGCGTTGACGTATCTACAAGATATTTTGAATTGGATTACTTTGAATGGTAATCAGATGGGTTTGATGAGTATGCCNGCGGTAAGAGATATGAAACGAACGCAGCGNGAATTGACCACTTTGGCGCAAAAAAAGACCATCAAATTCAGAGTGTCTTATTATCAAACGGCTGCGCTTGAAATTGCCCAAAAACTGATTCAACACGCTACAATGTCGTATATTGTGGAACCGCTGTAAAAGCATCATAATGACCCCAGCCCCTTAACAGGAGATTTGACATGGCTATCGGCCCCTTATCAGCAGCAACTTTAACNAATCCTTCCAGCGCGGCTGTGCTGGGTATTACCGATGCGAACCGTGTTCAAGTCGTAGGCAGTTCAGTCTCACGCCGTCTTAACATCACTGCTGTTACCCAAGTAAAAACGGGTGCGGGGCGTGTTGCTAGTGTTTCGGTTTTGGTTGCCGGTTCTGGCGTAGGTGGCGTGAATGATTCCGCTACTACAGGCGGTGCTGGCATTACCAATCAATTAGCTGTGATTCCCGCGACTGTTGGCGTGTATGAAATTGATTTCCCATTCACTGCTGGCTTGGTTATCACTCCCGGTACTGGACAAACGCTTGCTGTTTCATACGTTTAATTGAGGAACTGCCATGTCTAATCAAATCGTTACAGTCGCAGTTACCTCACTGGTTGCTCCGGCTCCTAATACTTACCAAGGCAAAGGTTGCTTGGTATCGCAAGGCGGCACGAATCTTACCGAAGGTTCAAGCATTTACTTAGCACAACTTTCTGATTTAACTGAAATCCTACAACCTTCAGTTGTCATTAGTACCATCTCATGGGCTTCTGAAGTTGCAACTGTTACGACCGCAACTACTTTGGGTATTGCATCAGGTACAGTAATAGGAATTACAGTTGCTGGATGTACTCCCGCAGGGTTCAACGGTAGTTTTGTTGCTACTGTAACGGGTACAACCACATTCACTTATGAATTGATGAATGATCCCGGCACATTGACTGTTCCCGGTACAGCACAAGCACAAGGTGCGACTGATCTTAATGCGATGGCAACCACTTGGTTTGCACAAGGTTCTAGCACTGGTGTGTACGTGCTTGAAGTGGGTGCAGTACCGGTTGCTACGGCTGTGGCAAATTTTGACACATGGTTAATTGCGCATCCGCTGACATACTATGTCTTTGTGATTCCGTCATATTGGGATACGGTAGCGGCGTTTAAGACTTTAGCCAACACCTATACATCGAATACAGCGCAGACCTATTTCTTTGCTCCTGTAACCAGCAGCACTACGACACACTATAAAGGTCTCAAATCCGTGTTTGCTTGGTATACCAATGCAAATGCCGGAGCGACAGAGTGGGATGGTGCAGCGATGGCATGGCAAGTTTGTTCTGCCGCACCTAGCCCTGCACGTTCGGTTCCCCCTTTCTCCTTCCGCTACTTGTTTGGCGTAACTCCTGTTACTTTGTCGCTTACTCAGCAAACTGCATTGAAAGCAGCGTTTGTGAATTGGGTGACTACCGGAGCAGAGGGTGGTATCTCAAACAATATGCAAGTATGGGGAACCACCGGTGACGGCAATGATTTCTTGTACTGGTACTCAGTGGATTGGGTGCAGATCAATGCAAACTTGATTATCAGCAACACGATTATCAATGGCAGCAACACAACGTCAAATCCTTTGTACTACAACCAAACTGGTATCAACCGTTTACAGGCTTCTGCTCAGAGCGTGATGAATACAGCAATTGGTTATGGTCTTGCATTAGCACCTGTTAAAGTTACTGCGGTTGCTTTCACAACGTATGTTGCTGAGAATCCAAGTGATTACGCTACGGGTACTTACAACGGTTTGGCTGTGACATATACACCCAGCACCGGATTCACTCAGATTACATTTAATGTAACTGTCTCTAACTTCCCGATTGGAGTGTAAGAAATGGCTAATCCTAATCAATTCACGCCGCAAGGTACATTAAACCGGATACAAGCACAGGTACAAGTTCCTGCTTATCCGATTCTCAATGTATCTGCATCTTTCTTGGGAACAGATGCAATCAGTATTGCTTTCACCGGTGAGCAAACCAATATGTTGACCAGTTTGACGGGGCTGGTGACTTCACCCGCTCCGTATCAGACTGCGGTAATCAAGATGCATTTGCTACGCACTCAAAACCTGTCAGCTTTGTACAAGCAGCAGATTGAGTTCAGCACCTTGATTGGTGACATTACTATCTATCCAGATAGTGCTAGTTTGCCTACTTATGAAATTGCGAATTGTGCAATTGTGGAAGTGGCTGAATTACCGTTTACAGGTCGTGATGCAGGATTTATGGTTACGATCCAAGGAACCTACTACATTAACTCTGTACTCTATACTGGATTTATTGCAAATCCTGCTGGGGTTTAATCATAAAGCCCCTTCGGGGGCTTTTTAACTTAGGGAACCACCTCCCATGTCTGAAATCACTATTTCTAGTGACTTTAATTTAGTCATTCCTATTGAAGAAGAAAATACGCTTTGGGTGCATTCAATGCCGATTCCCAAAGAAGTGTTTAAGAAGTTTTATCTTCCGCTGTCTAAAGCCTTTAGCGTATTACACGCTGAAGGCATCAATATGTTGGCTGGCCCAAAAATCTCCATTTATTTGCTAGAAGAAGTGGCAGAGAAAATGGGGCAATTGGAAAACGTCAAAGCGGGTTTAATCAATGAAATCAGACGTTTAACGAGTGTTTGTGTATTAGATGAAAANGGTTGGATTGTTTTGCCATTAGANGTTGCGGTAAAACAAAAGAAGATTTCGCAGGATTCAGTGGAGGAGGTCATCAGTGCAGCGGTTTTTTTTACATTAAATTGGCACGGCCTACCGAGATTGATCCGCAAGACGATGATCCAGAGCGTAGCCGAAATGCACAATTGGTCTTTGACATCATTGATGCCTATGGAATGGATCAATACATTGCAGACATCGACTCCGGTCGAAGATTCTACGACACCCACCTCATCAGTTCCGCATTAGAGTGGGGAGCGGGAATAGGATTTACTGAAGTTTTTAAGACACTCGGTTATGCAAGTGCGTTAGAATTTAGGCAGCGGTATATAATCCGTGCCATTCAGACAAGGGGTGTCTTGTGAGCAAGTTTCGCAGTGTTATCGACATTGATGTAAAAGCGGAATCGTTTACTACGTTTCTGGAAGCGTTCAATCGCTATAAAGAAATGTTGGACAAGATGCCCAAACAATGGGCGCAAGTTAGCGATGCAATTAGAGAGGCAGCGGGTGCTGCGGATTCTCTGAAGGCAGTCAGCACCAGTGCAGATCAGATTGCTCAATCTATTGCCAAGGTAGATGCCAATCTTCAAAACGTAACCAAATCAGCAAAATCCGTTACCGATGCCATCAAGCAAACGGCTGAAGCGTTTCGGGCTGTCGGTTCAATTCCGACTTTAAAAGATCAAACTCAAGAAAAGATTAAAGAATCGCAACCAGTCACTGAAAAAGTAAAGAAGGAAGAAGATTCGCGTCAAAAGGAACAGGAAAAGGCTGCGAAAGAGTTAGAAAAAAAACGTGTTGCTGAAGAAAAAGCGGCTAAGAAGTATGCTGAAGAAGTTGCCAAGGCACAGGCTAAAAAAGATCGTGAAGAAGCAAAAGCGCGTGAAAAGCAAGAAAAGGCAATTCTAGCCGAGCAAAATGCCAAAGAAAAAGAAATCCAAGCCGCGCTCAAAGCTCAAGAAAAGTTTGATAAAGCACTCAAGAAAGAACAAGACAAGAAATTGGCGCAAGAAGAAAGTGCCAAAACAAAACGTCAGAAACAAATGGCGCAAGAAGAAAAGGCCATTGACGATGAGATTAGCAAAACCTTAAAGGCTAGAGAAAGATATCAAGCACAGGTTGAAAAGCAACGTCTAGCCGAAGAAACAAAACAACAGAAAGCGGAAGAAAAGAAACGTGTTGCCGATGAAAAGGCAGCAACGATTGATGAACAACGCCGTTTGAAGTTTGAAGAAAACGCGAAGAAACAAGAAGAACAAGATTTGATGCGAGATTTCAAACGCCGGCGTCAATCCATTCCGTCTATCTTGTCCGATGATCGCGCACTNAATAAAAAGAAAGATGAAGAGTATGAGCGTGAGCGCAACAATGGTTACAAAGAAGCCGAAAAGAATGCCAAAAAGATTGAAACGCCGTTNAAAAGCATACGCAGTGAAGTCAATGAAACAACCAAAACCCTAAAAGAATGGGCAACGCTAGGTCTTGGTGTGGCAGGACTATATGAGGCCAAGAAATTTACTTTTGATTATGGCGCAAAGGTAGCCGGCGAGATACAAGAAGCAAAAGGCTTGGGATTGTCGTTGACCGAAAAACGTGCAGCCGAGGCATCTGAAAAGTACGGTATCAATGCTGGTGAAGTCTTATCCACCATTGCCGAAAAGTCACTCAGCTTTCAAACACGCGATGTGATGCGTGAATTTGTGGGTGCTGCGCCACAAGCATCAAATCTCGAAACGTACAAAAAACTGTTGGAATATGCGTTTAAAGAGGTTAAGAAACCGAATTTTGGTATTGAATCGCAAGCCGGTCAGGTTTTGACTAAATACTTTGGTATGAGTGCTGCGGCAATCAATCAATTGAAAAACACATCTGAAACCGAACAAAAAGCGCGTATGGCAAATCTGGATGCTTTGCTTAAAGAAACGCCTGAGATGAAAAAATCCGCACAAGCAATCACGAAATTGGGTGATGCAACATCGGTGAATCTTGCAAAAATGTCCAATGCTTGGACAGAATTTGTAGGAAAAATATCGCCCGGATTGATCAACATTGAAAACGGTTTTACCGATGTCATGGTGGGTATGTCAAAAGGTTTGGGGGGTGTTGCCGAACTGTTTGAACATTCCTTTGTAGAGAATTTAGAGAAAGCCGTAGAAGGTTTGTGGCTGACCATAAAGGGTACATTTGATCTAAGAGATTTATTTGATTCTGATCTGCAAGCAAAGAATACGCCTCCGTTAGACAAAAGCTCTTGGTTGTACAAGATGTTATATGGAGAAACCGCTGTTAAATCTCCTGCTGCTCCGGCTTCGTTAAAAGATGTACCAAAAGGATTGTTTGGAAAAGAAAGCAGTGCTGGTCCGGCTAATGATTTTTCTTACAAAGGCCCGATTGTTTACGACAAGAGCAAATTTGCAGAAATTGAAAAAGCAGAGGGATTGCCAGCCGGAACATTAGCAAAGATTGAACAAAACGAAAGTGCCGGTGGAAAGAATTTAAGTTATGCCGGAAAAGGAGCGTATGGCTTTTTTCAGATGAAACCGTCAACGGCAAAGGATTATGATCCAAATGTCACGATGGAAGATTTGTATGATGAAAAGAAATCAGCGCAATTGGCGGCAAAGCATTTGCATCGTTTGATGACCAAGACGCATGGCAATTTGTCTGAAGCGGTTTTGGCTTATCATCAAGGCGAAACCATTTTGGATAAAGGAGCAAGTCCACTATCTAAGGCAGGGCCGCTGGGCAAAGATTTCTTGCGGAAATTTGAAAATCAACCCGCCAATGCTGGAATCACGCCACCATCACCGGTAGATGGTAATAAAAAGACAAGTTCGGCATACCCCTTTACTATCATTCAACCACAATCTGTTGTGGTGCAAAATATGACAGGTAGTCTGGTTCAACAAGGTGCATTACAGGCCGCTACTGGATTGACACAAGCAGCATGAGTGATTTTACAAACTTTCAATTAGCGTATGAAATATCGCCAATATTCTTTGTAGACGGTATTGCGCAGGGCATGACAGATGGCACGATGCCTGTTGCAAACCTATTGGAAGCGGGTTATTTCAATAACGTAAATAGTGCTGGAACCTATTTATCTTCAAACCAATTAAACAATTTTTTTGCGCATTTCAAACCTGTGCCGGGATCAATGCTAACGAACTGGCAAGTTGCAAATTATCCCTTCGCAAACAGCGTCATAGCTGCAAATGCCAGTATTGCGCAACCGCTGCAAGTGTCTTTATTGATGATGTGTCCTGCCAGCAACGGAATCAGTTTTTCAGCGCGACAATCTATTTTGAGCAATTTGCAAACTCAAGTGCAAAACCATGTTGCACAAGGCGGTACGTTTGATATTTTAACTCCTGCTTATGTCTATCAAACGTGTTTGCTCACTTCGCTGCGCGACATTACAAGCATTGAGGATCGTCAGGTGCAGTCAATATATCAATGGGATTTTATACAACCATTACTGACACAACAGCAAGCGTCTATCGCAACCAATCTGCTTTACACAAGATTGGAGAAAGGATTTGTTATCGCGGGTACTGATACGAATTCCGGTTTGACAAGCGTGACACCAAGGACAGGGCCGTAATTATGGCGATCACGATTGTTCCTTTTACCCCTGTAACAAACGCCAATTTCCAATTCTTTCCAGAATTAGATGGGGTGACTTATACGGCAATCATCACATGGAATGCTTTTGGATTGAGGTATTACATTACTTTGATCACCAATCAAAATGTGACAATATTTACGCAACCGTTGATTGGTTCACCGGCAAATTACAATATCAATCTAGCACAAGGCTATTTTACAACTCCTTTGGTATATCGCCAGATGCTTCAACAATTTGAGATTGGTTGATGCGGTACTACGATCTTCAGATTATCAGTAAAGACGATGGTCGAATATTAAATCAATGGTCATCTTTATATTTGAACGGTGCGCGAAAAGGATCGTTTAATCCCGGCTCTCAAAACATTGAGATTGATATTACGGCATTTAACTATGCAACCCCTTTGGGAAGTTCTAGCGTCAGAGTATGGGGCGTGGGTTTAAATGACATAGGGCAAGCGGCTAATTACAATGGGCAACTTTTTCTTTTGTCAGCGGGTATGTCGGCGGGCGGGTATCCCCTCGCCAATCCTAATCAAGCCGGTGTGATATTAAAAGGACAGGTTTTTCAAGCTATTGGTAACTACCAAGCCGCTGTTCTGACGTTAGATTTTTTCGTCATATATGGTCAGCTAGTCAATCCGCTTAACTTAGTGTTGAATTGGACAAAAGGCACAGAGTTGAGCGTGGCAATTGAGCAAGCGTTAAAGACTGCTTATCCAGCCGGAACAAATATTAATGTCAATATCAGTCAAAACATAAGAGCGACTGAAACACAAAATGTTCCAGCATTGTCGCTTACAGCATTTGCGACAAAATGTTATGAATATAGCAAACGTGCGATNAAAGATGACAAATACATAGGGGTACAGATTTCNCCATCGGCTGACATGACCACGATCAATGTTTACGATGGAACGGTTATTACACCGATCAAAACTTTGCAATATAACGATTTAATTGGTCAACCNGCATGGCTAACATTTTCAACAATCAGTTTTAAAACTGTTTTGCGATCGGACTTGAGTGTGAACACNTACATCAAGATGCCGGAAGCGGCTTTTAAACAAACGGCTGCAAGTTATCCTGCATTTAAACAAACATCATTGATGCAAAATAAGTTCTTAATCACGCAGTTACGCCACGCGGGAAATTACCGGCAACCCGATGGAAATAGCTGGTGTACGATTTTTAATGCCGTGCAGATACAAGAATGAGCGATTTAAATCAAAAAGTACCGTTAGCACAATCGCTCAATACGTTGGCGATCCATACTGCCAATGATACGGTTGGACGTATGGGGCAATCATTGCCTTGTACGGTGGTTGCCATCAACAACGGTTTTGTGACTGTCAACTTTGAAGTAAATAGTTACTTTACTCTGCCACAGATTGAAGTTCCGATTGCAATGTCACAATATGTACGGCTACCCATTCAAGTTGGTGACATAGGCTTTTGTGTAGCAGCAGATGCGTTGCTGGGTGGTTTAACAGGATTGGGTTCTGGAGTGCCTGATTTAACACCGCCGGGTAGTTTATCTGCATTAGTATTTGTGCCAATTTCCAAAATGTCATGGCAGATGGTTAATCAGAATCAATTGGTGCTGTATGGCCCGGATGCCGTTGTGATTCGCGATATTAACAATACGGTATCAATTACAGTCAACGCTTCAGGTGTCTCAATTATTGGAAACGTAACAGTACAAGGTACAATCACGGCATCGGGCGATGTTGTCGGTGGCGGGATTTCTCTTGAGAATCATGTTCATGGCGGCGTACAAAGCGGTGGTAGTACGACTGATAAGCCACAAGGATAAAAGATGCGAACCTACGGAAGAGACAATACGGGAACTTGGGTACAAGTGGCAACGGATGCTGCCACCGGTGATAACTCAAATGTCTGGTTTACGACTTTATTGCAAAATTTATTGTTAAATCAAGGCGAATCACCTTTTTATTCAAGAAATGGCATTCCAGCATTACAAAGTGTCAGAACGCAAATGTTTCCTACAATAGCGGTCAATTCGGTACAAAGTTATTTTGCTCCTTATTTTTCCAGTTTAGTTATCACTCGAAACCCAGCAACCTATCCATCTTATTCAGTAAGCGCAGTAACGCTTCAAGGATCACCAATCTCTGCCACAATCGCATATTGATCGGATACAATATCGAAAATCTCTCATAGGAGCCATCCATGTCTGCACCCTCTCAATTTGGACAAGAAACGATGGCGAATTCAATGCCTGTGGTATGGGCTTCGGATCAAACACCTGTAGCAAATCCCCTGAGTATTTTGACGGGTCAAGTCACTGTAACCACCACTGCAACTGCCCTACCCTCTCATACTATTGTGCGCAGCATCACAATTACTGCAACTGCTTCCAATACTGGCAAAATCTATGTCGGCGCATCTGACGTGACAACCTCTACAGGTTATGCTTTGGCGGCTGGTAATAGTGTCACGATTGCTGTGCAGAATACGAATGTAATTTACATTTTGGGTCAGAATACTTCCGATACATTGAGTTGGATCGCCAATTAAGGGCTGAACCATGAGTTTATCGAATGCGTATGTCAATCAGTTAGCCCCAGCGACACTACCGATCTCTGGTTCATCGCTTGCCGTAATGACGGTGGACGGTGAGAATCTACTTCAAACAACGGTAGGCCATCTCTTTGATCCTTTGCAGATTTTGTCTCGCAATGGTTTCAACGGAACGCTTACGGTTGTTTCTAATGCGCCGATTATTACTTTAAGCACTTCAGTCAGCGGTGTTTTAAAAGGTTTGAACGGCGCGTTGACCACAGCCGTTGCCGGTACAGATTACGTTACTCCTAATGGAAACGTAGCAACTGCGAGTGGAATCAACGGTGGTGCGGCAAATCAGATTGTATTTCAAGCGGGCGCGAATGTATCCACATTTGCCCCTGCTCCCACTGTCAGCAATACATTGCTGTCTTGGGATGGTGGAAGTTTCCAATGGGTATCAGGCGGTGCGGGTGGCAGTTATTTTGCCGGAACAGGTTTAACGCTTTCTGGAACCACATTTAGCATTACCAATACCGGTGTTGGCGCAGGAATGTATGGATCGACTTCTACGGTTCCCAATATTACCGTTAATGCGCAAGGCCAAATTACAAACGCGGTCAATCAGAATATAGCGATTGATGCGTCACAGGTCACTACGGGGCAACTTTCTGTTGCTCATGGTGGAACCGGTTCAGCCAGTCTGACCGGATATGTAAAGGGGGCAGGAACATCGCCCTTATCAGCAGTAGCATCAATTCCTTATACTGATGTATCCGGTTTGGGAAGCATGGCAACACAGAACGCAAGTTCTTTAAATATCACAGGCGGTTCTATCAACGGAACAACTATTGGCGCAACCACCGCTGCCGCTGGTTATTTCACTACTCTTAACGCAACATCCGGGTTATCCGGCGGTTCGTTTTAATCCTTAGGAGAAATATTATGGCAGCAAGTGGTTATACACCCATTCAGCTTTATTACAGCACAAGCACTGGCGTAACGCCTTCTGCTTCAAACCTTGTAGACGGCGAATTAGCACTGAATATTGCCGATGGTAAACTGTTCTATAAAGACAGTTCCGGCAACGTACAGTTACTTGCTGAATCTGGCGGTAACGGTGTAACGCTGTTTTCCGGCGGTTCGACCGGTCTTACTCCCTCATCACCCACCGCTGGCTCAATCACCTTGGGTGGTACACTTAATGTCGGCAATGGCGGTACGGGTGGTACAGCAACTCCGACCGCTGGCGCAGTGGCTTATGGCGATGGCAGTGCTTACGCATTTACTTCTGCGGGTACTTCTGGACAGATTCTAAAGTCCAACGGTTCGTCAGCACCTACCTTCGTCAACGCATCGTCCGTTGCCGTATCAAGCCTGTCTTTTGGTTCTACTGGCTTATTGCCTAACTCCCCCACCCAAGGCGCAATTACTGTTACCGGTACTTTAGGAACAGGCTACGGTGGTACTGGTTTAACTTCATTCACTTCTGGTGGTGCGGTTTATGCAAGTTCCTCATCCGTTCTGACCACTGGTACATTGCCGATCACCGCTGGTGGTACAGGCACAACCACTGCAACTGGTACAGGCGACTTAGTGTTGGCTTCTAGCCCCACTTTGGTTACTCCTAACCTTGGCACTCCTTCTGCAATTAGCTTAACCAATGCAACCAACGTACCTGTAAATCAGGCTACCGGAACATTGGCAGTAAGCAACGGCGGTACGGGTGGTACTTCTTTCACTGGTTATATCATTGGCAATGGTTCATCTGCATTTACTGCATCGACCACCATTCCTACCACTGATTTGTCTGGCACGATCAGCAATTCACAGTTGGCTAATGATTCGGTCACGATTGGTACAACCGCAATCACATTGGGTTCATCTTCACTAACCTTGGCTGGTTTGACCTCTGTCACCGTTACTCAAGATCCTACCTCTGCACTGCAATTAGCTACCAAGCAGTATGTTGATTCTGTTGCACAAGGTCTGTCTGCGAAGGATTCTGTAGCTGCTGCGACCACTGTTAACTTGAATGCAACTTACAACAACGGCACTTCCGGTGTTGGCGCAACCTTAACCAATGCTGGTTCACAAGCTGCGTTTTCTGTTGATGGCTACTCTGCATCGGTTGGTGATCGCATCTTGGTTAAAAATCAAACCGCTGCTGCTGATAACGGTATTTACGTTGTTACCACTTTGGGTTCGGGTTCTTCCAATTGGGTACTGACCCGTACTGCCGACATGGATACATGGGCGCAAGTGGACGGCGCATTTGTATTTGTTGAAAGCGGCACAACAAACGCAAGCACTGGCTGGGTCAGCACTGTTGGCGCAGGTGGAACGATTGGTACAACTGCAATTACCTTCACTCAGTTCTCTGGTGCAGGTACTTACTCTGCTGGTACAGGTCTAACCCTAACCGGTACACAGTTCTCCATCACCAATACCGCAGTTACCGCTGGTTCTTACACCCTTGGTAACTTCACGGTTAATGCTCAAGGTCAGTTGACTTCCGCATCGTCAACCAGCACCACTGGTTCTGGCAACGTGGTATTGGCTACCAGTGCTACTTTGGTGACACCGAACCTTGGTACACCAAGTGCTGTTGATTTGACCAATGCGACCAATGTGCCTGTCAATAATGCGACCGGTACTTTGGCTGTTTCTAACGGTGGTACAGGTGCAACAACCATTTCTGGTGTCGTATACGGTAATGGTACTTCTGCATTCTCTGCTGCGACTGGATCACAGATTGCGTCTGCAATCGGTTCAACCGCAGTCACCAATGCAACCAATGCTGCAAACGTATCTGTTGCATCTGATACATCAGACACCACGACTTATCTGGCTTTTGTGACCAGCAATTCCGGTAACAATGCTGTTAAGATCAATTCCGGTCTGACGTTCAATGCTTCAACTGGCGCGATCACTGGTGGAATTTCCGGCGGTACGTTCTAATAGCAATATTACTTTTGAGAGAAAACGCAAATGGCTCAGTCCGGTTATAGCAAAATACTAATTTACGGTTCTGGTACTACTGGTAACACGCCTTCGGCCTCTAATATGACCAATAGCTCTGCTGGTGCAGAGTTAGCGATCAATTACGCTGATGGCATTCTGTTCTACAAGAACGGTAGTGGCACGGTTACTAAATTAGCTTCTGCATCAACCGCAGCGGGCAATTTGCCCGGTGGCGCAGCGGGAACAGTTGTATACCAAAGTGCTACCGGAACCACCGCCTATACTGCCGCCGGAACATCGGGGCAGTATTTGGTGAGTGGCGGCACTGGCTCTCCGACATGGGCCACAATATCTTCAACCTTGGTTTCTTCCTTTAGCGGAGGCAGCACAGGGTTGACACCCAATTCAGCCACGACCGGCGCGATTACGCTTGGCGGTACGTTGGCAACGGGTTATGGCGGTACAGGACTGACATCCTTTACAAGCGGTGGTGCGGTGTACGCGACCAGCACATCGGCTTTGACTACCGGAACGCTGCCTGTTTCTGCGGGCGGTTCTGGTGTCACTGTTAGTACAGGTGCAAGTTCAAACGTATTACGCGATGCAAATGCAAACATTACTGCAAACGCATTCTTTGGTGGTTATACAAATGTTGCTGCATCGGGAACACAGATTACATTATTGGCTTCATCGACACCTGTTTATACCGTATCCGGATCAGGTGGACAGGTTATTAAGTTGCCTGATGCAACTACGCTGCCGATTGGCGCGATTTATTCGTTTAACAATAATCAAACCAGTGGTGCGATTACTGTAAACAACAATTCAAATACATTAGTGGTATCCGTGCCTTCTGGTGCGTATACGAATGTTGTATTGCTTACAAATGCAACTGCTCCGGGAACATGGGATCGTCACGACGAAGCCCCTTCTAATGTCTCTTGGTCAACCAATACATTGGATTATGCTGGTTCGATTACCTCTGCGACATGGAATGGATCGACTGTTGCGGTCAACCGTGGCGGAACGGGGATTACCTCTTTGGCATCCGGTGCATTGCCTTATGGTAATGGCACATCTGCGTTTAATGCTTTAACGATTGGTACATCTGGTTATGTGCTGACATCGAGCGGTACTGCGCCGCAGTGGACAGCACAATCTTCATTGGTGATTGGTACTGCGACTAACTTAGCCGGTGGTGCTAATGGCTCAGTGCCTTATCAATCGGGTGCGGGTACGACTACTTTTTTAGCGGGCAACACGTCTACCACACCCAATTTCTATACTTCTACGGGTACAGGATCGGCTGCACAAGCACCCACGCTCACCAGTTCGACAGGATCGGGTAACGTAGTATTAGCAACAAGCCCAACATTAGTTACACCAGCATTAGGAACCCCAAGTTCTGCAACTTTAACTAATGCAACGGGTTTACCAATATCAACTGGCGTTTCTGGTCTTGGTACTGGTGTTGCAACTGCATTGGCAGTAAACACCGGATCAGCGGGCGCAGTTGTGCTTTTCAACGGATCATTGGGAACCCCGGCGAGCGGAACGGTGACAAACCTTACCGGAACTGCATCTATTAATATTAACGGCACAGTTGGAGCAACAACTCCCACTACCGGAGCGTTTAGCACGGTCAGTGCGTCAGGACAGATCACAAGTACGGTTTCAACTGGAACCGCTCCATTTGTGGTTTCAAGCACTACTCAAGTTGCTAATTTAAACGTAGCAACAGCAGGAACTGCTACAACTGCAACGAACGTAGCAAGCGGCACAACAGGTGCAATTCACTATCAATCTGCACCTTCTACAACAGCTTTTTTATCTGGCAATACGACTACAACACCACAATTTGTTACTTCAATAGGAACTGGATCGGCTGCTCAAGCACCAACTTTAACGTCCAGCACCGGTACAGGTAATGTGGTGTTGGCAACTTCACCAACATTGGTGACACCGGCATTGGGAACGCCTAGCGCATTGGTTGGAACTAACATTACGGGTACGGCTTCTGGATTGTCTATCGGCGGTAATGCTGCAACTGCTACCACTGCTACTAACCAATCCGGTGGTACTGTAAATGCTACGTCTATCACTAACTCAGGCTTGACCGCAGGGCGTGTTGTTTACACCACAACGGGTGGGTTAGAGACGGCTTCGGCTAACCTGACATTTAACGGTACAACGCTAACAACTGCTAATGACGCTTCTATTAATGGTCTGACGGTGGGTAAGGGTGCGGGTGCTGTTACAACCAACACGGCATTTGGATTAAATGCTTTATCTACAAACAGCACAGGTAGTGCTAATACAGCAGTTGGTGATAATGCTTTAACGAGTAACTCAACCGGAACTGATAATTCTGCATTTGGACTAAACGCATTAAATAAAAATACAGCAAGCTATAATTCAGCTTTTGGCGTTAGTTCTTTATATGCGAATACATCAGGTACATTCAACACTGGATATGGCTGGAATTCATTACCAGCAAACACAACTGGTTCTTACAATGTTGCGGTAGGCCCATACTCACTAAACGCCAACACCACCGCATCTAACAATACAGCAGTAGGTTATCAAGCTGGGTATAGTAATACTACAGGTGATAGAAATTCATTCTTCGGTAGAGTAGCTGGATATAGCAATACAACCTCAAGTGGCAACAACTTTTTTGGTCAGTATGCTGGTTACTCAAATACAACAGGAACAGAAAACTGTGCTTTTGGTGGTTCAGCAGCATCAAACTCTGCTTTGCAATCAAATAGCACAGGTAGCTACAATACTGCATTAGGTAATGCTGCGTTAGGCTCTAACACATCCGCATCTAATAACACCGCAGTGGGGTATCAGGCTGGGTATAGTAATACTACAGGTGCTTACAATACTTTCTTAGGTAGGGTAGCTGGATATACAAATACTACAGCCCAAGAAAATACAGCCGTAGGTAATGCTGCTTTATATCAAAATTCTACTGGCGCTCAAATTACTGCATTGGGTTCTAATGCTTTATATAACAATACTACAGGCTCCAACAATACAGCTTTAGGTAACTACGCACTCCAAGCCAACACCACCGCATCTAATAACACAGCAGTAGGTTATCAGGCTAGTTATAGTAATACGACAGGTACAAATGTTGTTGCTATTGGTTACCAATCAATGTATTCAAATACAACTGGGGGTTATACAGTAGCGATTGGTAGACAGGCCGGTTATTCTTGGAGTAATGCTTCTGAAGGTAATGGTTCAGTCTTTATTGGTGATAGTGCCGGTAAAAATACTACAGGACATGATAATACTTTTGTAGGTGCTAGTAGTGGATTTGCAACCACAACAGCATTATGGAGTGCAGCATTCGGTAGTGGGGCATTACAATCAACTACAACTGGTAATTACAATACTGCAATCGGAGCACAA